TCTTCATCAATGAATCCCATGCCTTTACGAACGGATTCAATCTGGTCTGGATATTGAGTAGCCAACTGACGCAAAGCACCGCGATCACCAGACGCATAAGCATTAGCGTACGCCTGCTGAAATTCTTTCTGCCGCTGAGCCTGCTTTTCCTGCTGAAACACCCCTGCAATACCTGAAAGACCTTGCAAAGCAGTCAGCCCAACATTGTTAGCGCCTGAACGCTCAATATCATTGTTCTGCCTGATAAGCTGAAGCGTATTGCCGATGTCATTTACGCTCGGAGCGTTTGAGTTGACGCCGCCGATACCAGCTAACAATCCACCATTTGATCCTTGCCAAGTAGCCATGATTACCCCTTAAAACAACGAGCCAAGCAATCCGATACCAGCACCAATTCCAGCGCCCCAAGGTGTTGATGTTCCCAAAAGGCTGGCAAGACCTGCACCGGCAATCGCACCAGACGTGCCACCGCTAATTGCAGTCTGAAGACTTGATGGTTTATTGGCATTAGCAGCGGCAAGTGCTGCGCTTTGCTGTGCAATGCTGCTCATGTTGTTGGCGTACGTCTGCCCGGCGTTTGCCTGACCTTGCAGCGCACCAAGCCCAACGTTTGCCAGATTGTTGTAATTGCTCATCTGGTTTGATAACCAAGACTGACCGAGTGTAGGCGCGATCGTAGCCAGTTGATTGCTTGTGGCTGTCGAACCAAGTCCTCCCGTAGCCTCCGCAGCAGCAAGACTCTGGTAACGAGCCTGACCTGCAAGGTCTTTATACTGCTGAGAGTTGTAATACTGATTAAGTGCCTGCCCCTGACCTTCTAAACTGGAAAGGTTCTGAAGCTGGTTAACATACTGCTCCGCAAGAGGCGTGAACGGAGCAAGGTTTTTCATGATCGTCTGCCACTGCTGATTTTGCAGATCTGCAGCATACTTCTGAGCTTCTGCTGCATACTTTGCGCTTTTATCAGAGCTGCCACCTTTCCCGCCTTTTTCAGGGCAATAAGGTTCCTCGCCGCGCAGTTTTCTGCCCAGCTTAAATGCATATAACATGGCTATCTCCCGTGATTCAGGAAGTCGATTAGTTCTTCGCGTGTGGCGCTGTAAAAAGTCACGTCATCCACGCCTTTGAAGTATTTCTTGATGGTTCCTACACGCTTAAGGCCAATCATTGCGCAGTACATCTGACCGTGGCGGAATTTGCGTGCGGCGAACGATGTGACACACTGGACGGTGGTGTTAGTCAGAATGTATCGCCAGAACGCCAGCCCAATTTCCTTGCTGAAGCCGCGAATCTCTGGCAGGTACATGGCGTGGCAATCGAATGTCAGCGGCTGAATCTCCTGATAGTAAACAATGCCGCCGAACTGCCCGTGCACGTTCACCTCAAAGTAACGGCAATCAGGTTTGTAGTCGTATCCATCACCGTTGTTGCTCCCGGCAATAATGTCAGGGTGATTTCCGACTGCTTCGATCAAGTCGATGTTTCGCGTTGGTTTGAACTGAATCATCACTGCTCCGCAATGATTTTGATGGTTGTGGCAGTAAACGCCGCACCATTTGACTGAATGGTTAACGTACTGCCATTTGTGGCAAGAAAGCCGTCTTTATCCACGCTGAAGAACGTAGCTAACAGGATGTTATCGGTTGTTGTCGCCGAGTTGCGACTGCTTACCAGTGTGTCAGGAACAGAGCCGGAAAAGCTTAGTTGCATTGACCTGTTGGCGGTTCCGCTGGGCCACGTCCCGACGATCGACAGCTTGAAGAACAAGGTTTTGTTCTCGTTGAACACAACCATCTTGTTGTTAACGGTGTCGAAGAATGGTGTCAACGAGCCGGATGACGGCGTGAGCGTTTTCAGTAGGCTAACAAGGTTGGTCGGCGCTGTCGGAATGGTTACTGATACGCCAGAGTAAACAACCTCTGACTTCTTGCGCGTGGTTGCATAATCCAGAGCATCAATGCGCGATTCATGATCTGAAACCTGCGATTCCAGCGACTGAACTCTGGTATCAAGCGACGCAATATCGCTTTCATTCTGAGCGATTCGCGTTTCATGTTCCTGAAGAGTTGATTCTGCCTGGCTGATTCGCTCCTCATGATTAACAAGCGTTGCTTCCGCAGCAGAAATTCGCTGCTCATGGTCAGCGAGAATCACATCCTGCTCATCGTTCCTGACCTGTGCATCATAAGCGCCCTGTCCGGCCTCGTTGGCCTTGTTAGCCACGTTACCAACATCAGTACCTTGCGCGATAACGTACAGCAGATACGACTGCGAGAAGATATTGCGTGGAAGGACTGATGTATCGAGCCGCGTAGCCTGGATGATTACCGGCACATTGAGATTCGAATCCGCCATTACTCAATCCTTATCTGAGCGCCAGACAGAGTTACAGGTGACTTCGTGATAACGCGCAATTTGAAGCCGACATTTTTCCTGATGCGCCCGACACGCTTCCACAAAACGCGTTTGTCGTAAACGAACGGTTCATTCTGCTCAATCATCTGCTCACGACCGTAATTTATGCCGTCAGTGGTTGCAGAGAGGAACAGGCGGTCGGCGTACTGCGCAACGCCAGTTGAAGATTCAACTTCAAGGTCGAAAACTCTGGCGTTATCTGCTTTGAACAAAGGAGTAAACAGCAGGTGTTCCTGTTGCTTGTCGTACTGACTGCTGATATCGAACTGCAATTTCCCGGTCACGGATTCCAGCTTATCGCCGCACGTTATCTGATTGCCTTCGTAAATGAAGTCGATAGCGCGGTACACATCGTCATACAGGCCTGTTTTCAGCACACACCATTGCGGACCATTGGCGCTTGAAGATGCGTCGTACACCAGAACATGGCGCGGAAGATGGATAATCAGCAGCTCATGCGCATCAAATCGCAGAGACTCCATCACACCATCAGCCAGTTCATCAGCAGTGTAGGAGCGGAGAATTTTCTCAATGCTCGCGCTGGCGATTGGTGACACCTGACCGGAGCCAATGATATACACAGACGGCGCACCTGTTGCCGGATTGCTGATAAACGCATAAGAATCAGCGAATGGCGTTTTGCAGTAAGTCCCGGCAATGCCTTTCTGCACCATCAGCGATGGCTGGGCGACATACAAAGCAGAACCAACGGTGGTTGCACCAGTCAGGGAAAAATACTCAATCGTCGAAGAACCAAAGCAGACGATGAAGTCTCGCCATGTCCCGATACCGATGATGCCGTCCGGCTGCGATTCTGCGCGATATTGTGCACTGTATCGGTCAGGGTGCGATTCGTCTTCAGGGTCAGTGATAAACCATGAATCAGTTCCGTCTTTTGACCACGCATAACGCCCACGTAAGCGCGTAATGTCGCGAACTGAACCTAACTCGTACTGTGTGAATCCGCTGTCTGTAGGCCAGTTTGAGACGGTTTTAACCGTGCCATCATAGCGATACTCGACCAGTTGACCATTAACGCCTATCGCCTGTGATGTCCGACCATGCGCCATTGATACACGACCACTTCCGTCAACGTCACCGACTTCACTTTCTCCTTTGTACAGCTTGCCACCGCAAACGCGATAAACAGCATTCTGCGCCATGTTGTACTCGACACCGCGCGATACACCATTCACATCAGAGCGTTTGGCAATGCCCGGGAATGAGCGAAGATATCCGCTGCTGTTGAGGATTTCTTTGGGTGTAGCCAACATATTCACTGGCAGATAGTCGATATAGTCGGCGTTTCGGAAATCTTTGCCGACACCTTTCATGAGCGGAAGTTGCTGAATCGGCATTATTCGCTCCCGTTATCGCAAGGTTCCTTTCGGTGGAAGTAATTCCAACCGTTCCACTTCGCCAACTGGTTACCGCTACCAACAGGCATACGGTTTGGATAACCGGACTTACATTTAGCGGCTTTTGCTCTGTCCATTGCAGACAGTTTGACGAGTCGCTCTTTCCCGTATCTGGCAGTGGTTATAAGTTTTGCAGGCGCTTCCAGCGCATAATCCGGTGCAATGCGGCAGGCAAGGTTGAAAATGACAGCATTGATAGCGTTATTTGATAAACCGTGCTCATCGCCCGGATCTGGAGCGACATCTGCATCAGCGAAAATGTAGCCAACGTTGATACCAGGTGACACATCACCGCCAAGCCATTCAGCCATCATCATTTCAAGGTCGTTGACGCCGTCTTCCATAGACTGCGGTTCGACATCGGTTAACGTGGCATTTGATGCCACACCGAGCTTACGTAATGCCGCAAGAACTAAATCACCCTTCGTTGTCAGGTTCATCTGCTGCCGCCTTAGGTTTTCGACCAGGCTTTTTACGCTGTTTTTCTTCTGGCTCTGGCTCTGGCTCTGGCTCTGGCTCTGGCTCTG